ATTCTAATCTAACAGACGATGAACTAGAGCGTTACATACAGCAACTAAGGGAGCCTCTCGTGGTAAAACCAGTCAAAAAGAACAAAGGTGGCGGTCTTAATGCCGCAATCAAGCGCGTTAAAAAAGTCCAAGGCATGCAAGAAGGCGGCAGGGCTATGAGTGATGCTGATAGACAACGAATAGGTGAAATTACTGGCTCTATGATGGGCAAGCAAAGTAGGCAAACTGCGGAAATCACGCCAGAACTGATGGAAGCCATGCGTGAAATTGCAAAATCAAATGTTCGTATTCCAAGACCACCAAGACCTAAAAACATTCCTCGTGACCTCCCTTCAATATCTGATGCTGATAGAGAGGCTATCATGAGAATGATGGGCATGGAAGAAGGCGGCGAGGTGCCTAAGAAGTTTAAGGGCTTTTCCAAGCTTCCTGAAGATGTGCAACAGCAGATGAATCCTACTCTTGCCGCTAAGTATGAAGATGGTGGCGTAGTTCGCGGCATGGGTCGAGCTTACATGGGCAAGCCCAGAAAGGTTAAGATAAGATAATGAGCAATATGCAAAATGAAGCTCTTCTTGAAAGCCTTTTTGAAGAAGGGTTAGAGCTTTTTGACGGCGATGAGGATAAGGCCGCAAAATTTGCCCGTGATCGCTTTGATCAGTTACCAGAGCCTGATTATAAAAATGAAGGTGGCGGGATTGTTAATCAGGTCACTGAGTATTTGCAAAAGCTGATTAATGAGAGAAGAGAGGCTTTTAGCGGAGAACCACCCAAAAAGAAAAAGAAAAAGCCTCAGTCTTTTGGTTATGGTGGTTTTGTTGACCCAGAATCTCCAAAGGCTCAAATGGATAAGATCAATATTTCTATTATCTTAAACATGGGCAAAGAGTCAGAGATGAACCCTTCAGATGACGGAAATCAAAGAGATATTATGTGATGTTGTTTAACTTTGGTGTTATAATGCGAAAGAGGCTGGCTCACGGCTTGTCAGTCATGTCTGATGCCCTTCGCATGACTGCGCTAGAGTCAGCCTCACCCGAGAGAGTTTAGTTATGGGCCTCAAATTAAATACTCCAGAGTCTCTCGTGACTGCTGACGCAGCATTAAGACAAAAAATACGCAATGAGCTTATTTTGAATAAACCTCCTCAAGGAGTTATGGCTGGTTTATACAAAAAAATACCTACAAACATAAGACTCTTGGCAGAAAATATTGTTGGTGTAGATCGTCCTATAACTAATAAAGATTTTACTAATGATGAATTAGTTGAAATGGCTTTTTTAGCTCAGAGACAACGTGAAGCTAATGCAGAAAAAGAAAGATTTTTAAGACAACAACAACAATTTGATGTGTATCCAGAACAAAAAGCTATAACAAAAAAGAGACTTCAATCTTTTGAGGATACTAAAGGTAAAACAAGTGTAAATCCATATGATCGCGTTGGAGACGAAAGACTTGAACGAGGAAGAAAAGTAGATAAAGGTTATTTTGATTCTATTAAAAGTTCTTTTACTGATCCTAGGTACGGAGTTGCCACAACTTTGGGTAAGTATAATGTCCGTGAAACTCCCGAAATGGATGTAATAGAGGATACATATAATTTTAATAGAGCAGATAGAAATCTTCCTTCCAATCCAATATTAGCTTTACAACGCATGGCTATAACTCCAGAGGTGGCAGGTGAGTACTTAGCTAATGCTCTTGGTACTGAGGATAGGCAGGTTAGAATTGAGTTGGAAAAAAAACCTAAATATCCAGTTAATTTTTCTGAAGGTGGTGGAATCATGGGCGCTTTTTCAGCCCCTCCAGCAAGCACTGAGATGTTTAAGCGACTTGCTGACAAGACTGATATGTTTGGCCCTACTCCTCTTGGTGCCGTTAATCGTGCTATTGTTGGCACTCCAATTGATGTTTTAGATTACGCTGGTCGTGTTGGTGAGACAGTTCTGCGTGGTGCCGCTACTGGCGCTGGAGAGTTAGCAGAAACTCTTGGCATGGGTGAGGGTATGGCTGACAGACTGAAGAGGGATGTTTATGGTCTTGGCATTGCTGCATCTACTCTTGCTCCGATGGCTGGGACTCGTCCACGAGGCAAGTCAAATAAGGCGTTGGTCCTTGAGGCGCAAAAAGACAAGGTGAAATCACCAGTAGCAAAACAAAAGCTGGATGAAGATCTGGAGATGGAAGCTATTAATGATGCTTTGAAAGATGCGTACTTGGATCTGGATGATACGTTGTCTTTTCAATCTGTTGATGACATAGCGATTACCACAGAAGAATTTGGCGATGTTTTTAGCAACAATTTTGCAATGGCAAGAGATGCTGGCAAAAACCGTGGAGAGTCTGTAGTTGATGCCATTAAGATGACTCAAGATGATTTTAATGTTGTTATTGACCGCCCGATACAAGACAAGATCTTTGCCAGACTTGACGATGACTACGGTTTTGGTGCTAATAGAGCAGTTAAACGCCGTGAAGAAGCCGCAGCAAATAAAGCAGCTCTAGATACTCAGTTAGCCAGAGCGTCAACAAAACCAATTCGCACAGTTAGCTTAGAAGAAGCTACGCGAATGCAAAATGAGATTAGCGGTATGGGTATACCGCAGCCAACACCACAGAAGCCAAGATTTACGGTTGTTGAGGGTGGAAAGGATTAAACATGGCTGTTGAAAAAGGAATAGGTGCAGGTGGAGACGCTATGACACCGCAGGAACAAGCAGAGATTGATGTAATTGATTTTCCTGCACAGCCCGGCATATCTGAAATGGATGATGGTTCAGTCATTGTTGGAGAGATGATTGAAGAAACTACTATTCCTGTTGATATTCCTTTTGATGCAAACCTCGCAGAATTTATTGATGATGGTGATTTAGGCAGAGTTGCATCAGAAATTTCCAGCGACATTAATGATGACATTGCTTCAAGACAGGATTGGGAAGAGTCATACAAAAGAGGCATTGACTTACTTGGTATGAATTATGAGGACAGAAGCCAGCCTTTTGAGGGTGCAACTGGTGTTGTCCATCCTCTGCTTGCTGAGTCAGTCACACAGTTTCAGGCACAAGCTTACCGTGAGATGCTTCCGTCTGGTGGTCCTGTTCGTGTTCAAACTATGGGAGCAGAAACGCCACAGTTAGTACAACAGGCAACTCGTGTAAAAGATTACATGAATTACATGATTACCTATGAGATGGAAGAGTATGATCCTGAAACAGATCAGATGCTGTTCTACCTGCCCATAGTGGGATCAACATTCAAAAAAGTTTATTTTGACCCGCTCCTGCAAAGACCAGTAAGTAAATTTGTGCATGCTGAAGATCTTGTGGTGCCGTATGGCGCGACTGATCTGCTTACCGCACCTCGTATTACACATATTATCCGCATGGATAAGAATGAAATCTTGAAGCTACAGCTCACAGGATTTTACAAAGAAATAGACTTGCCAACTGGTTCAACCAGCAGTGAGCGCAATACTGGTGTTCAAGAAGCTCTTGATGACGCTCAAGGCATACAGATCGCTGGCTCTGGATCAGAAGAGCTGGTTATTCATGAGGTTCATACATCTCTTGATCTTGATGGCTTTGAGCATCTTGATGACCAAGGAGAACCTACAGGTTTAAAAACTCCATACATAGTAACGATATTAGAAAAAACTGGAGAGATCCTGTCTATACGTCGTAATTATGATCAAATGGATCCGCTAATGCGGCGTAAACAATATTTTGTGCATTACAAGTTCTTGCCTGGCCTTGGATTTTATGGCTTTGGCCTAACGCACATGATTGGCGGCTTATCTCAAGCTTCAACAAGTATTTTGCGTCAATTAATCGATGCTGGAACGCTTTCAAACCTTCCTGCTGGCTTCAAGGCTCGTGGCGCTCGTATTCGTGACGAAGATGAGCCGCTTCAACCGGGTGAATTTAGAGATATAGACTCCGCTGGCATGGATATACGTCAATCTATCATGACATTGCCGTTTAAAGAGCCTTCACAGACCCTGTATAGCCTCTTAGGAGGGCTTGTAGAGGCTGGTAGGCGGTTTGCGTCTATGGCAGACATGAAAATAGGTGAAATGGGCGGAGACACGCCTGTAGGCACCACAATGGCGATTATGGAGCGTGGCACAAAGGTAATGTCGGCCATCCATAAGCGTCTTCACTACTCACAAAAGCAAGAGTTCAAGATTTTGTCTAGTATTTTTGCTAGAAATCCAGCTCCTGTTTACCCTTACATGACACCCGGCGCTCCGCCACAGATCATGCAACAGGATTTTGATGACAGAATTGATGTTTTGCCAGTTTCTGACCCGAACATTTTTTCAATGTCACAAAGAATTGCGCTTGCACAGACTCAATTACAGCTTGTTCAGTCAAATCCAGAGGTTCATGGTGGGCAGCAAGGTTTGTATCAGGCTTACAGAAAAATGTATGAGGCTCTTGGCGTAACAAACATTGATGCCATTTTGCCTCAACCGTCACAGCCTCAACCAATGAATCCTGCAAAGGAAAATCAAGAGGCTATGCGTGGTCAAAAGCTACAGGCATTTCCAGATCAAAATCATCAAGCTCATATTGAGTCACATCTGGCGATTTTGTCTACACCAGTGGCACAGGCCAACGCGGCAATCGTTATGACTTTACAAGGTCACATACAAGAACACATTGGCATCATGGCTGAGATGCAAGCTCAACAAGAAATCATGTCACAGCTTGATCCAGAAGCTCAGATGGTTTTGCAACAGAACCCACAAATGGTTCAACAGCTTCAAGGTGAGATCGCCAATAAAGCAGCAGAGCTTATTGGTGAGTTGACGGAGCAATATGCACAGGCTGTATCTCCTGCCGAGACTGCTGATCCTTTAGTTGCTATTAGGCAACAGGAACTAGCCTTGCGTGGTGCAGAAATACAACAGGATGCAGAACAGTTTGAAGCAAGACAACAACTTGATCGTGAGAAAGAAAGAAACGATGCTTTGATTGCTCAACAACGTCTTGATCTAACTGAAGAGGCTACCGCAGAAAAAACTCGTGTGGCTGAAGAAAGAATACAGACGCAGCGAGACATAGCCGCTGCTAATTTACAAAGGAGAATGTGATGTCAAGTTCTGTGTATGAAAAAGTTCGTGCAGTTGAAAAGGCAAAAAAGGTGGAGCGTAGAAATGCCATTGAAAAAAGGAACCAGCCAGTCAACGATCAGCAAGAACATATCGAAGCTGAGGTCAGAAGGGTACCCGCAGAAACAAGCAGTAGCGATAGCCCTGTCATCAGCAAAAAAACCGAAGAAAAAAAGCCAGAAAACAAAAAAAGCGTCCTCAAGAAAAAAGCCAAGAAAAAAAGCTAATGTCAGATAAAAAAGACACACCACCTTTAAAAG